TTAGGAGGCATCTGTTGTATCGACAACGCCGCAATCTTTGTAATCAAACAAAGTTCGCTGCGGGTGTTCTTCATAATTGCATACCATCCACTCCTCCTGCTTTCTTCGGCTCGTCTTTGATGCGCTGATGGTTCTTTCTACCCGGTGGATTATCCATCCGTTTTTGTTTGCGTATTCCTCTATCATTGGCAGGGGAAACATTGTCAGCATGAACTTACCTTTCACCTGCTCCAAAAGCTGCAGGAGCTTCTCCATGCAATACTCATCAAACGTACCCTCGTAATGACCACAATCGCTATTGATATAAGGTGGATCCACAAAATGAAACGTATCGGGCGAGTCATAAGTGGAGATGACATCCAGCGCATCCCGGTTCTCTATGGTCACGTTGTCAAGCCGGGCGCATAACCATTCGGTAAACTCATCCTTTGCATTACGCAGTTTCTTCGGCATTCCGCCACCAAAGTCATAACCGAACGAACCATCCATCATGCTGGCAAAGGACATTTTACATAACGCCCAAACAGCCCATGCACGTTGCACCGGCTGAAAGAATTGAGGATACTGCAATATGTGTCCGGCATGGGCGTGCATATCCCGGCTGTGCAAAGTCTTCTCAATCTCCTGTTTCAGGTCACGATAATAGACTTTAGCCATCCAATAAAAGTTCGTTATATCCATGCTGATATCGTTTATAACTTCGCCATCAGCCGGACGCTTGGCAAACAATACTGCAGCACCGCCGCAGAAAGCCTCTGTATAAAGTTTATGCTTGGGGATCAGAGGCAGAATATGTTTAAGGAGGGTTTGCTTGCCTCCGTAGTAAGAAATAGGTGTTTTCATTGCTGTTATTCCTTTAAATGTTACTATCTTTGCGACATCTCACTCACATAACATACAAATGCGACCAACCGCAGCAGAGGGTATTTAGCCCCCGGCTGTGCGGTTGGTCGCATCTTTGTGTAAGTATGTGGGTGAGATAACTACTTACAGGCCGGGGGCTTTTTCTTGCCTGCCCCCGACAGGCATTTATCCGTTTATAAGCGCATTAGCTTGTTCCTTGCATTGTTCCCGGTAAGACTGGAAATCATCCCACTCGGAAATAAATTCGGATGCCCGTTCATGCTCCGGATTGACAAAGGCTATCATACGGTTTGACTGGATTGCCTCCACCCGGCTGGCCGAGTACCTCGTGCGGATCAACCCAGAAACAAATTCGTCATAAGTAGCCTCCCTCGCTTCAATCAGAGTACCTCCGTCCGCCATACTTCCTGTATAGGCATATCCCAATATGGGAGCGGACACCGGTTCAGTCACCTCACCCGAACGGGCATCCGGTTCAGGAGAATACTCCTCACGCTGCTCGTTCAGATAGCACAAATAATGTTCATTATCGAACTTTGAAAAAGTCTTTTTTTCTGCATAAATCCCTTTGTACATAATCACCGATATTTTAATCGGGATCGGTTATCTTATAAAAGCATTTACCCCGGTCACCGATTGGTTGTTTAATAATCTTTGCCGAACAGGGTTCATCCAATACTACATCCTTTAACTGTTTTATAAGAGCCTCCGAACCGGTAAAGGAGATATGTTCCACCCAATCCATTTTCGGAGTGCCGTCCTCGTTAGTGAGCAAAACTCCGGTTTTATCCTTTACCTGCTCGTAGATATCATACTGAATGATCAGGCATTCACCCTTATACTTGGATTCTTTTACCTCGAAACCTTTCAGGTGGATTTCCCTGTTCAAAATGTCATCAATGTGGTATTTATCTCCCGTGAGATTACCACCGCTGTTTGTTACTTCACTGAATGTTTTCATATTGAGAGTTTTTAATAAATAAATGCTATTGCAATGCTGCATGAACCCCAACCGGCTGGATGCCTGTATTCGGATCTCCTCATCACTCAGCCCACGTTTGCGTAATTTTGCCACCTCACGGCAGAGGTTTTTCTTGTTCTGCTTACGGGCGAGGCAATAATCATGAAACGTCACGTATCCCACGTAATTAATACCCCTGCTCTTTACCGGGAAAACCTGATAATTCGGCTTTATACTCAAAGCACGTTCATTATTCAGGTAGTGGTTGATAAACACGAGGGTTCCGTGGAGCTTCTCCTTGTTTCCATCCAGCAGGACAATATCATCGGCAAAGCGGTAATAGTACCGGATGCCCATTTCTTCTTTCATGATATGATCCAGTTCGGATAAATAAAGGTTGGCAAAGAATTGGGATAAATAATTCCCGATAGGCACTCCGTTCTCTGCCGAGTCCACGATACCGTCAAGCAAAGCAAGCAGCCGGGCATCTTTCAGCTTTCGGCGGATTACCTGTTTCATGATCTCGTGGTCTATACTCGGATAGAATTTGCGCACATCGATTTTCAGGCAGTACCGGGTTCCCTCCGGATCCGCTTTCAAATCACGGCGGAGCTTGTATAAAAGAGGGTGAATACCACGCCCACGTATGCAAGAGAATGTATCATGGGTGAAATTAGAGAGCCATATCGGTTCAATAACCTGCATTATCGCCCAATGAACGACACGATCCCGGAACGGCAGTTTAAAGATCTTCCGCTCTTTGGGTTCGTAAATGATGAAAGTCTTATATTCGGAGGTGCGGTAAGTACCGGTGATAAGTTCACGCTGGAGCTGTAATAGGTTCGCCTCCAAATGGGAGCCGTACTCTATTACTTCGCTTCGGCGAGTTTTGTGACGGGCGGCGTTGTGAAACGCCTGTTCGAGATTGCCATATTCGACAACTCGTTCAAACAAATTTCCATACCTTTTCATGGTCTGTTTCTGCGGTTCTGAGTGTCTGAGTGTCTGCTTTGCCTTACTCGGAAGCGTTCGAACCGTTACCGGCCTACCAGCGTCCTTTTGAGCGTTCGTCATCTTTTGCCAAGTGGCAAGGTCTTTCACCCCATCTAACCGTTTCCTAACTGCAAAGTATAGGGGAGCGGACACATTCGCATTCGAATTCGAGGCTGCATTGTTCGTATTCGTAGCAAACGCCCCTGCATTCGTGCCATTGTTAGCGTTAGCACCGGAGAGGCGGACACGAAGCCTGCGTCACACTAAGGGTAAAACAACCTGTTAAACTTGGTTTAACGATGCAAAGATAAGCCTTTTAACTACATTTTCCCAAAACCGGCAAAAAAATCACAAAAATCGACTCGCCTAACGGCGAGTTCCGAAACCCGCCGAACAGCTTTCCAAAAACTCTCAATACAAAATTTCAAAGAACGTTCTTTTCCTCTTTCCGTTTTCGTTTTAGGCCGACATCACCGGATCCGCATCGAAAAAGCAGAGGGGAGCGGACACATTCGCATACGAATTCGAGGCTGCATTGTACGTATACGTAGCAAACGCCCCCGCATTCGGGCCATCGTGAGCGCTAGCACCGGAGAGCCGGACACGAAGCCCTTTGGATGATGCTGAATTCTCCCAAAAATAGTCACAGAAATAAGTCGAGGCGGTCGCTCCGATTTCGGTCGGCATGGCGCAAAGCAAGTAGTAACTTTTCTGTTTGATATAACCGCCGGTTCTCGGAACCTCGCAAACCTTGATTAGACCGGAAATCGAATTGTCATCATAACCGGCATAAAGGGACGGGGCAACATAAACCTCGGATTTCTCATCACCCACGTTATCGATAAGCCCCCGGACAATTTTCCATATATGGCCGAAAGGATGTTTCAGGCCAAAGAACACCGGAACCTTTGCCGCATAATGCAGCGAGCCGTCCTCCTTTAGCACGTTGAACGTGGTTTCACCGCAACCGTCACCCAACTCGATACCCGCAGAGGTCGGAACAACCGGATAATAACCCCACTGATCCCAATTCGGCATATTAGTGGTTCCGGCTCCGAGGCCACCCTGATACAGACCGTTGCTATCCTTTTCAGCAATCACGGCCTCCTGCATATTGCGGGTTCCGAATATAATCATGAAAAGGATTTCAACAACGGCCTGAGCCACGTACCAATTAGCATCCCAACCCTCGCCACGCTTACGGGCATAAGTTGAAAAACTACGGTACTGCAGAGCGGTTGCCACCATACCAAGCTGAGTGCGATAGGTTCCGTCACGGCTCGCATCATTGCCACCTCCACGATATTGGGCGGCATCACTCACAACCGAGCAAAGAATGGCGTTCGTTCTATCCATCACGCCACCACCGAGGGCGGAAAGGCCACCGGCGGGAATATACACGCACTGTTTGCCTTTGATAGGAGAAAGAGAAACCGCATAATATTTCAGATTCCCCACTTTCCACTCGGCAAAATAGAAACCGGTATTCCAACACCACATATACTGCCCCATCGTGCCATCCAGCTTGGCCGGTGTGCCGTCCTCGAAACGGTAGTGGTTCGTGGGATCCAGCTTGCGCCGGGTACGGTCATCCTGAACAAGGTAACAACCAAGCCCCAGCAGCTCAGGCAGCTTGCGGAGCATATCAAGGCTGCCGTGATAACCGGCGGCTCGGTACGTGGAATTCGATTCATTCCAATAACGTCCACAAACGGCATTGGCGGCGGAGGTAACAGCCTCCGACAAATTCATAACTTTGGACTCTCCATCCGTATCCAGCACCTCGATGCGCATATCGCTCACGCTGCCGGAGGCAGTATCGAGTTCGCTGATCTTCTTTCCGGCTTCAAAAGCCGAAAGCATCGCTAATACACGAGTTTCCTGATCGCTTGTCATATTTATCAAGTTTTTAAGTTAAACGTATTCTGCCTTTACTGTCAACCCGGATTTTACCGCCTCCGGTAAGGCGGACGGACGGATCCTGAACCGTCACGTTTATGGTCTTGTACAAGTGGGTGGCCTGTGTCGGGATCACGTGGATCCGGCTCGTTCCGTTCTTGAGTGGAGTAACGACACCGGCGGGATCCACGCTCACGGCCACGTCATCACCCAAGAACAAAACATTCTGCAGGGAGTACGAGGGGAACATCTTGGCCACGATACGCTGAACGTAAGGATTACGCTGGGTGATGCGTTTCGTGTAGGTCAGTTCCATTCTCGTGGGAGCCAATGAAGCAGCACCTGATATGGACTCCTGCAGCTGCTTCATTTTCTCGATTTCGGCCTCTGCAGTGGTGGCCGTACTGCTCGCACGGGCGGCAGCGGCAAGAGCTTCCGATTTGGCCGCATTTACAGAGCTGGCCTCCTTATTCGCCGTATCAGCTGCGGAGGACGCTTTCGTGGCGGCATTCGTGGCATTGGAGGCGGCTCCGTTGGCTGCGTCCGTGGCTTTCTTTGCCGCTTCGGTAGCTGCTCCGGCAGTACCGGCGGCATCATTGGCACTTTTGGCAGCGTTATTGGCCGCTGTGGTTGCCTTATCCGCATTACCTGCAGACGTGTTGGCTTTTACTGCGGCTTCATTGGCGGCTTTCGTTGCCCCGCTGACCGCATCCAATGCCACGTCCTGCAATTTGGAGATAGGAGCCTCTACTACTTCCGGCACGCCACCGTTAAAGCGCAAAGCCGGAAGCGAGAGAAGCCCGTCCAACGAGGTGGCCACCGGTAGATCACCCACGCCTTTGGATTCGGCTCGGATGATCGCACGCACACGTTTAGCGATTTCCTGCAATTGAGCTTCTGTCAGTACCATAACTTATCCGTCTATCAATTTGACAATTTGTGCGTAACCGCCGGGGCTCAAAACCAATGCGGCTTCTTTTATCATTAGAGCCTCCTCCGCTGAGATTTCGATATCTCCGGTGGATTGATAGATCTTAAGGCTCAAGCTATAAGCACGGATTTTTTCATCACCACTCAAAGCATTCACCCTCTCATCTCTCCACTCCCCACTGAATAGGATCGGAGCAATGACATCTTTCATCAGCTGCTCCTGTTCCACATCCGTACCCTCTACCTTTTTCGTGATCACCAACCCCTTATAATTCATAAAGGGAACATTCAAATTCACTTTCATAAATACCTCCTTTTTATTATTACCAGTTATTATCATTCATTGCGCCCACTATCCATCCTCTGCCTAATAAGTTAGAAGCCGGTGAAGGACTCATGAAATCCGCTATATTCCTACAATCAGCGATAGTACCGCCCGGCCATTTTACCTTATTGCCATTCGAGTAGATATAAATTTCACTATTTTGATTATTCGCATTCATGACCGTTACCCGCTGGCTTTTCATCCCGCTCAATAAATACCGGTACGTCCCTGAAACCTTTATGATCACCAAGTCAACAGGGAAACCGGAAGCATCCCCGGTGGTTCCGTATAACGGAATGGTATAATAGGTCTCGTTATTGGATGACGTGGCCGAGGGTAGGGAGACATATACCTTACCGGTTTCCGTATCCAAACCATTCACGTAATAGTAACCATAACTGCCATATACCACCAGTGTATTGCGTTGCCTTGCCCCGAAATTACCACGACACCAAACATCGGAGGTATAGAAACGGAAAGAACGTTTTTTGTCATAGTCATAGCCCTGATGATACAGGTCACCGTTAAACCACATCTTTCCATCACTGCCAAAGGAGATGCCTCCGACAATATCCCCGCTATTATTCACGCAGTTTAAGGATTTGAAGGAACCCGACACACCGACAACCGTTCCGCTGAACTCGCCGTTCTTGGCGATTATCTTTCCATCCGTGGTGAATTGTACGTTACCATTCGCAGTTACAAGCCCCTCCAGCTTGATATGCTTGGCGTTTATTGTCACGGAGTCCGCCGCTTGGTTGATATAGGAAACAATCGTATCACCATTCTCAAGCGTCTTGCTCGCCCATAACTTATTGCCGTCTGCAGTAGTAATCCACCCAGCCTTGCTGATGGTTCCGTCTAGCGTATCCACCCGGCTAACAATGGCATTGATTTGTTGTGCCGTCACGTGAAAGCTGCTCTCGTGCGTGGTGACACGATTGCCAAGGACATCCACCCGGTCAATGGTAGCCCATAGCTTGTTGCCGTCTGCCGTGGTGATCCAACCGGCGGTCTTGATGGTATGGTCTATGATTCCCAAATCATCCTCCGCCTTATCGATACGGCTCACGATAGCATTGATCTGCTGCGCCGTCACGTGAAAGCTGCTCTCGTGCGTGGTGACACGATTGCCAAGACTGTCCACCTCGGTAATGGTAGCCCACAGCTTGTTACCGTCTGCCGTGGTGATCCAACCGGCGGTCTTGATGGTATGGTCTATCTTATTCACCTCCTCGGCCACGGCAAGAATATGCTCGGCGGTCTGCTCGAACTTGGTACTGACCTCTTTTTTATAATCCTCTAACGGATGATTGGTCAGGGTTAGCTGCTCGATATACAAGTCACCGGTAAATTTCAGGAGAAAATCACCGGTTCCGTTCCATACTCCTGATATCTCCAGTATATCAAAGCCCTCACCAGCCGGAATAACCTGCTCCACATAGGGAGCGGATCCACTGAAACCGGCAGTCAGGATCCCCTCCTCGGCGCAATGATATTTCAAGGTTAGAAATATGACGCTGCCATCTTCCGGCTTGGTGATATCCGCATTCAGCTGGCGAATGTGACTCCGTTTGATCCGGAGCATGAAACGGCCATCGAAAGAGTCAATATCGGCCACCTTGTTTTTCTCGGAATAGAAATTCACGCCTAAATCAAGCAGCTGCCCTCCGATATCAAATAAAGCCATATCACTCTCACGCTCCCAATAAGCCATGTCATCCTGAAAGCTGGCGTTTTTCAAAAAGTTATCCTCCTCGGTCATCGTGTTGACAACGCTCTGCATGGCACTTTGCAGCATACCCTCCATTATCTCGAATTTCGTCCGGACATCCTCACCGGTACGCAGACGGAAATCACCCAGCAGATAGGCGTTGTTGGAATACAGACCATATCCCTGCAGCTGCCCCCACCAATAGGTAATAATACCGGCCAGACGTCCAAGCCGGAGACGCACGGCGTTGTCAGGATCCGTTTTCATCCCGTACAGGACATCAAGATACGGACTGCCCTCCTCAACGCTGGTTTGTTTGATAACCCCTTTGCGGTCTGAATTGGTGGCGGAGTCCACACGGGTAAGCACGTCACGAAAAACAACACTACCCTCATCGCCTACAAAATTCTTATAGGTGATGCTATCGAGCCGTTCCTCTCCTTTGGAGGTATCACCGACTTTGGCAGTGACCACCTGCAGTTCGTACTGCTTGATGATACCATCCACGGAAAAACGCTGAACCATCAGGATATCACCCGGACGGAAAGGGTTGTAAAGGACTCCTTTCTCCGTATCGAGATAGATTGTCTTTGTGCCCGCATCGATGTGATCGACACGCATCATGTCAGTTGTCAGACGGGTTCCGTTCTCACCCATCAGTTGTGAGATGACAAATTCATACACTCGCATAACCCCACGGACGGTCATCTCGTCCAGCTCCATGACGGCTTTCTTTTCCTTTACTCCTGCGGCATTAAGCACCTCTTTCCAAAACAATGCCCATCCGGTTCCGCCGGGGAAACCCGAAGTAAAGACCTCGGAGGAAAGCAGACCTTTGAAAGTGGAGTCTTTCTCTACCGTAAGGCTTTCAACAAGAGCCTCGCCGATAACCTTTATCCCCTTCAAAAAGGTTTCAAGCTCTTTCGCCGTGTCGGGTATGTCCTTTCTGAGGTATTTGTCTGCCGTTTCTTTTTCCAGCTTGCTCAAGGAATTTGCGATCGTGCGTATTGTCCGGACGGCGGAAAGGACGTTATACTCGGTGGGATCAATACTGTCCCAGCTTTTCAATACGGTCAGCACGTCCTTATTCAGCTGTTCCTTATAGGCTGCCTGAATATCCACGATATTACTCTCGATCTGATTGATACGCCCGTAATCAACCGCATACGTGCATTCAATATCCATATCTGTGGTATTATTCACCCGGCGGGAGATCTTGGTCACACGGCTCTCGTGAGTGCCGGTGGGGAAATAAATCTCATTCTCCAAAAGGACACGCCGCCCCAATTTCAAATCGATATGGTTCTCATCCAAATAGATGTAATCGGTTGGAGCCTTATAGACTGACGTATCAATGCTTATCGACTCGATATGCTTCTGAACGGCCTCCTCGAATTCTTTTTCCGCCAGCGGATAATACTCTTTAGGCATCCGTATGTTCCAAAGGATATACTCGTCACCCGGCTTCGGGATCAGCAGGCCGCCCGGTAGCTGCTGGTTCTCATACGGGAATTGCGTGATAATCTCGAACTCCTTTGTCTCGGAGTTGAAATTCACCTCAAAATCACGCCCGTTCAACTCCCCGCCTTGAAACGACACCTGTTTAACAAGCCCCTCGATCTCATACGTGTTCGGATCGAAATTCAACCCCTCATCAGTAAAATAATATATAGTGAACGCATTGCCGTCCTCACCTGTGGCCTCTTCCGTCCTGACACCGGTAACAGTACCGATTCGTTTCGGGAATATGTACGCAAAGGCCTCCTCCTCCGCCTGCTCCACGATTCCAAGATGGATATTCCTTTCCACGTAACGGACACCACCCGGAAGCTGCAGGCGGCGGTGACCGTAATCAGAGGCCACGATATTACGGGTACTGCCAAGAGGATACAACCGGGTAAAGAAAGGAACCGTATCATTCTCCACACGGGAAAGCCTGAGCAGCCCCTTTCCGTACCCCAAAGATACGGGAGTGCCGTGTTCACAACGGCTCAGATTGATAGTGGTTCCCTCGATCCACCATTCGGTATTGAAATTCTTGGCTATTTCCGAAAGGGCATCGAAACAAAATATCTTATCATACTCTATGTTTACATTAGCGGAGGACACCACCTCGCCGATAACCCAATTTTTCGTCCCCTTGATACGGTTTATATTGTCACATATCAGCTGCAGGTGTTCGGCAGCCGTGGCATCATAGGAAAAGGAAAGCTCATCGTCACCGTCCACCATCTTGAGGACTTTGGCCTTTTTAAGCTCACTCTCTATACCGTAGAACTTGCAGCTGTAGGCATACTCAACGGTGGATTTCTGCTCCGGCTTGTAATCCTCCAGCAGCGTGAAGCGTTCACCCTCAAAATCCACGTAATCATTCACGCCCAGTTCCACGTACTCGTAAAGGGTAAACGACAAATTCAGGATATTGTCATTCATCACTTCCTTTACGTGGCGGTCGGAGTCTGACGGCGATACCGCAGTCTTGAACACCCCTTGCTGGTTGTATATTTTAAGCTCCATTTTGAACGCTGTTTGAATAATGTTTGAATACTATAACGAGGGAACCGGTTCCCGAAATTTCACGCTGAATTTTGCGATGACCTCACCCCCGAAATCGGTCAGCTGGGTGTAATCCGTGCAATCCTTGTAGTACATCCGGTAACTCCTGCCAAGCTCCGGAGGGTTGATGGTCAACCATCCCTTATTACCGGCCTTGAGAAATTTCAGGAATGACGAATAACGGGACAGGAATTGCGCCCGGTCTGCCGCTATGATCGCAAATTGCAGGGTGACATCACGAGCCTCCCATGCGGGTAAAAGCGCATCAGGCAGTTTCTCCCCGTCTTTTTCCCGGAATGACACAGCCGTGTGCGGCTTTGCCGATGGCGGTTTCAGCAGGGCGGAGTAATTCTTGGTATCACCCGCTTTCTCCTCTGCGAGGAATGCCCCATAATCCACAAAGACATCAACCCCGTTTATCAGTAACAAGCCTTTTAAAATATCCATTGTCATTTCATCTTTAAACCGTTTTGTTTGATATCCCTTATCTCATCGTATATCTTTGGCAAGGCATCGGTGTTCGTCTTTATCTTATCGATCGTTTCCAATGCTCCGCCTATGCCCTCTGATATATTCTCCACGTTCTCATCGATGGAGGCATCGTGCATCTGCAGGGAGGTCATCAATCCCTCCAGCTTTGTACCCTGATCCTGTGTGAGGGTTTGGAAAGCACCGGCACGCCCGCTTTGGGTGGTAGTCTTTTCCTCATCGTTTTTCCAAAGATCATACCCCATAGCGGCGGCCTTGTCTTTCCACGCTTCCATCCACGATTGAGCCGCATCAACGTTATTCCCGATATTGTCATAAAAGCTATCAATCAGGTGCATGGCATCACCCGCAATCTGTTCCTCACTTTTACCGCTTCCATATACCGCCTTTAACTTTTTCTGCAGGTCATCGAACTTATCGGCAAAGAACAGGGAATATGCGATCTGCTCTCCGAGGTTCTCCAGCACGGAAGCGGCCTGATCCGCAAAATTCTCCAATGCCGTGCCGCTTCCCTTGATGGCGGAAGTGATGGAGTCGAGCATTCCCTGACCGAGGCTCCCGAACGTTTCCTGCAGATAATCCTCCAAAGCCTGTTCCGCCTCGTCCATCGCATCTTTCAGGTCGATCAGGTTCTCAAGATAGTTCCGGGTTTCATCGCTCATCTTACGGGTATCGAGAATGACTTGGAGCATCTCCGTATCCAGCTCGCCGTTGGCCTTTATCAGTTCAGGGTAAACATCAAGGATCCCGCTATAAACATCCTTTCCTTTTCCCCAGCCGAACAATCCCGTTTTTTTATGTCCCGTAACGATCTGCGCATCGTTCAACCCGCCAAAACCTTTCTGATAGTTCTCCAGCCGTTTGCGGTAGGTTCCGGCAAAATCACCCGTCATGCGCTCTATCCAGTTCATGGTGGGAGCGTCACCGGCCAGTTCTTCCTTGAATTGCGAGAGGGCATCACGATAGACCTCTATCGCATTAGCGGCCTTTGCTACCTGACGCTCCCCGAATATGTTCTCCGCCTTTTCGAGCAAAAGGTTCTGCTCCAGCAGTAAGAGGTTGTATTGCCGCTGGAAATCGAGCTTTGCCTTTTCAATCTCTTTTAGAGCCTCCTTGTGGCGGGCTTCCGCAGCAAAGGCCGAGGTCAGGAAATTTGCGGCCTCACCGATAGCCGCACCGATGCCACCGATCAAGCCACCCTTGGCGAAACCTTGTCCGATATTGGAAACCGCCCCCATCACCTGCTGCATACCGTTCAGGGCATCGGCAACCTCGTTGTCACCCATCTGGTCAAACATATTGGCAAGTTCACCAGCCGCCTCGGACGCTGCCCCGCTGATCGTACCGATTGCGCCGGACACCTCTTTGGCTCCTTTCGCACCTTTGAGTTCGGCAAAGCCTTTCTCAAATGTCTTGAAGATGTTCTCCCACTTATTATTGCCTCCCTTGCCGGTATCGAGCAATTTATCAAGGGCTTTTTTCAGCTTTTCAAGTTCTGCCGGACTTTTCTCTATGTTTTTCAGTTGATCCGGAGAGATGAACGTGATACCTTTCGCATCTCCCTTGCCGGATAAATATGCACGCAACTGCTTCGCCTGTGAGATAAGTTTCTGCAGTGAGTCGAAAGACATGGAAGAATAATCCCCAAAGAGCTTTTTAAAGAAATCATTGTCCTTTGAGATACTGTCAGCCTCCGCATCATTCACTGATTGGATGCCTTGTTTTACCTTTTCTCTTGCGACGGCTATCGCCCGGTCAATCTCCGCCGAGTTTGCCTCAGTCCGCTCCGCCTCCAATTTAGCGATATCATCATCACCTTGTTTCTTTATAGCCGCACGCTGTGCCTCATAGTCACGATATTTAGTCAGAAGTTCCTGCAGGGTTTCCTGCTGTTTCTTCTTTTTCTCCCCGTTATCCTTTTTCTCCTTACCGTCAATCTCTGCAACGGTGGCATCATATATCTGTGCAACCTGTATACGCTGGGTTGCGGCCTGTGCCGAGATATTGGCAAGCTGCTCAGGAGTAACTTTTTCCCCGGCGGCTTTCAGCTTGTTATAAAGTTCAATGCGCTGTTGCTCCTCACGGTTGATACGCTCTTTCTCCCGCTCAAAGTTCAACGATGCCTCCTCACGCTCCTTGTCATATCCCTCTTTCAGGATGGCGATACGCTGATCCTCTATCTTTTGCCGGGCTTTCAGTTCCAGCTCGGCGAGGTTGTTGGCCGGTTTCGCTTTATCCTTGTTGTTCTCAGGAGCCACGAACCCGCCGATACCGGATTTCTTTCCCAGCTCGGCATATTCCTCCTGCAGTTTCCTTGCCTCCTCCAGATAAGCGTCCCGCTGTTCCTCGGCGGCTTTTACGGCTGCATCCTTGGCCTCCTTATTATGTTTCTCGATCAACGTCTGAGCGTCAATCTGACCGTAAGACTCGCTTTGAGCCATATAAAGTCCCATTTTAGAGAACCAGCCCATCGAACCCTCGACATCGGATTCGGGAGTAGCCTTTACCTCGTTCACCTTTTCGTCCGCTTCCACCGCCTTGTTCACAAGGCTTTGGGCTTTCGCTTGCAGGAAAAGCATTTGGATATAGTCATCACTCTTTTGGATCAGCACATCGTACCACTCGGCAACGGTATTGTAATACCCGAAGCTCTCGCCGTATTTCCGGTTCAACTCCTCGACTTTAGCCTTTTCCTGTTCCTTACTGCCGGTAAAGTCTTTCAGGCTCTTTGTCGTATTTTCTATCTCGAAACGGGTTTTAATCATTTGGGCACGCCCGTCACTCTCTATTTTTACCCGTTCTTTCGCCTTTTCCGCCGCTTTCTCCTGCGCATCGCTGTATTTATCCCAAAGAACGATAAGCCCCGTTATTACGGCGGAAAGCCCTAATGTCAGAGTGGCCATCAAAGCGGTGGCCGCCGCATTGGAGATACCCAACGAAACGGCCAGCTTTGTATTGGCCGCCGTCAGCAGCTTTTTCATCTTGACAACGGTAACCAGCCGAAAAGCGGAATCCTTGTTCAGGGTATTCATGACTTGCTGCAGCCCCATAGTGACGGCCATGACGCTCTGCACACGGGTTTGTATCTTTATCAGATCCTCGTTTTCCGAGGCAAAAATCCCCATGACACCGGTGGCGGTCGTGAATAGACCGGACAAGCCGTTCACACCGCTCATCACTCCCTGCAAGGCAGCATCATCATTGGCGAGAATATTCGTTTGGGTACGCAGATCACCGATGGTATCGGCTAATACAGCGGCTTTATCGGCCATCTCCGCATACTCTTTGGTGTTCTGTTTGCCCTCCAAACGCAGGCGAGCCATCGCATCCTGCATCTCCCGGAGCTGCATGGAAAGCCGTTTGGTGGAAACGGATGCCTTGTCATGCTCCGCCTCAAGGGAGGAGAGAATGTTCTTGTCCTCCTGCAGGGCTTTGGTACAGGCATCTATCTCCGCACGCATCTCCAGCTGCGCCTTTCCGGGTGCAAGGTTGTCGTATTGCTTCTTTAAATCCTTGAGACAGGATTCAACATACTTGATCTGCTCTTTTTGGGCGGCAATACGGTCTGTGATGCTTTTAGACACCTGCTCGGCCTTATCTCCCAGCGTTTCGGCGGACTTGCCCGCCTTGTCAATGCCGGGAGAGAGCTTGTCTCTCATTATGAATTCTATCTCAACGGGTTTCATTGTTCTTTCAATCGTGATTGGAAAAATCCGGAAAGGCTTTTAGGTTTCCCTTTACCGCCTTTGCTTCCGGTTCGGTTGTTATCATTCTCTTTCTCGTAATGTGGCGCATCGGCAAGCATCATCCGGAGGGTTTGGTAATTGACACCCCAAAGAATGTATTTTACACTCCAGCCGGTGGCCGCAGCTATCTGCCACACTATACCAAAGGGGCTATGGGATCCGACATATTTCGTTCTTAACTCCCCTTTCTTTTTTGGCTCTCTCTCGGTTTCAGTGGATTGGATATCTGAACCGATTCGATAATACGCATAAAAGACTTTGTACCAAGCAAAGTGACAAAACGCTGGTTAGCACCCTGCAGGTACTTGTCAGGAACAAACCATCTCAAGAGCCATGCGACAATACCGGAAAACAATAGACCGGAAACCGCCCCACGGCAGATGGTCAGGGATACCATCTTGGAAACACGTTTGCCATGAATGGCAAGGAACGCCATCTCCTCATGCTTGTTGAACTGCTCCATCTCCTCGTATGTGATACCCAACTGCAGGTATAGCCTTGCGATCCGGATCTGACTCCCCAAGCAGGGACGTTTCATGGTTACCCTGATCGATACCGGTTTCTTTCTGAATGGCATCTTAAACTGCAAAAAAGGCAGGGAAACCCCTACATCAAGCAAAGCCTCCGCTGCCTCTATTTCCACGTTCTTTTTCATGGGTTACGCATTACCAGCCGCCTGACTCAACGTGAGGGTGGCCTTTTTGGTATTATCAGCCGCAAGGATAAACTCTACCGATCCGTTTCTCGCAGCCCCGGTATTGGCATCCGCCGTGATGGTAATCCTGCCGTTTACAATCTCAAGGCTGAAACCGGCGGGAACCTTTCCAACGGAAAACGCTCCGGAGGCTTCAATATCCACCGTCTTGCTTTCTCCACCTTTGGCGAATGACAAAGAGGTGGGCGTTATGGAAATAAATGGAACCGTGTCATCAAAGCTGAAAGGAGAACCTCCATCCAGCGGGTTCAACATTTCCATTTCACATTCGATACCCAGCGGATCATCACCGCCAATCTTGCCACGTACCACACCGTCCAGCGTCATGCGTTTCACCTCGATAGTCTGACCGGTTCCGCAGAGGATTTTCAATGTACCCTCCAATGAAACGGATTCCGAGGGAGCCTCCCATTTTGTACCGTCCACCGTTCCGCCCATCACGTCCTTACAGTTCTGAGGAACAAGTTCAATCAGGGTAAACTTTAGCAGATTGGTAGCATCCTTTTTCTTTATTTTCTTGACCGGGGCATTACGAACCTGTGCGGCAAAGAGCTTGATATATTCAGCGGCATCACCGCCCCAATCGATACCGTCATCAGAAACATTGCCGATCTTTTTACCATTGAAATAAATGGCATCAAGGAGCATCATGTATCCATCATTCACATATACTTTTGACATCGTTCTCTATTTTAAAAAGGTTAATATTCTATTCTTTAGTTTCTTTAGTGGAGAGGTAAGCAGCAAACCACCCACGAATCCGGCTAAAAGCCATTTATACCATGTAGCGGGAGGTTTTTCCTTGATACTTTCAGCGGCATCGCTCTCCGCCTTGTAGGTTTCATCACTCCGGCTGCTCGTCTGTTCCATCCGGGAAATAACCCGTTTTAAGCTATCCACCTCGTTGCGCTGTCGGAACACCTCACGCTCGTAAAAAAGGCATTGCCGGGCGATAGAGTCACATTTACCCTTAACCGTGATATTATCGCCATGCCTTTGCACGCTTACCGATGCCTGACCGTCTTTGGTCGTGTAGCCAGCACCATCCGGCAGGTTAAGGAGGTTCTGTATCGGAACATCCACTTTCGCCTCCGACTCCGGAATCCCCTCCCGTGTCAGGGCGGTTATCGTCTGTCCCTGCAGTAGTTCCCCCGTCCTCTGAGCCGTCACGTCTGACTGCTCTCCGGTTACTCCGGTGGTGGTTCCGCTTTTCGTCTGTTCCGTCAGCGTGTGTGACTGCTGGCTCTTGGTTAATTTCGCCGTGGCACATCCCATCAGGCAGAACACGGCTATAAGTAGCACGAGGGTTACCCCTCGGATTGGATTTCTCATCATTTCCTGTTTGTTTATTGATTACTTTTCTTAATCTCTCCACCTCTTTGGTAAGACGGGAGAGCTTTTGGATCATCTCCTCCTGATTCGCTTTCAGGTCGGCATTCTCTCTACGGAGTTGGATATTCTCATCCAATATCTTCCGGTTCTCACTACTGAGCATATTGATGGACGCCTGAAGCTGGGATAACATATCATTGTTCTGCTTTCTACGGCCAACAAACCATGTGAAGATGCTCCCGATAAAACCACCCGGCAGGGCGAACATTAAAAAATCCATCAGACCGTCCATCTCTTTGCTTTGTTATTGGTTAATGCCTATTTTCCTGAGCCATGCCTGAACGTCAAATGACGGGCACGCCTTGGCCGCAATCTCGTTATGACCGATGATTCTCACCCGTGGGAAACGGCGGTGGAAGTCTTTCACGTAATCCTCCAACGCTTTCAGCTGGCCGGGAGTACGGGTGTCTTTGGGAGTCTTGCCGTCAGCGGCCACACCGCCAACGTACACAATGTGCCGGGAAATGGAATTGTACCCTTTTGCTCCATTGGTAATCTCCCACGGATCCACCCGTGCGTCCTCGTTGTTCCGGGCCAATCGCTCCACCGTTCCGTCAAGGTGAAACATATCGGTATATCCCACCTGCTTCCAGCCACGCCCACCCTTACTCACCGGGTTCGTGTGCCATGCCCGGATATCGTTACCCGTTACCTTACGGCCTTGAGGCGTGGCGGTACAGTGGATTACCAAATATTTCAATTCTGCCATAACCTTATCCCGCTGCAGGGGTTCCCTGCACTAAAGCGATTACACCCTTTTTATCTTCCCGCATGATACGGCCACCGGCACGTACAAGGAATGAATAAATATCACCGTAATAGGTTGCGTCACCCTCGTTCTCGAACGCTTTCACCTCACCCAGCGCACGGCAGACGCTTTGCTCGTGCCATGCAAGACCGGCGGCGAGGTCGGTGGCTGCACCGGCGGTACTCCATGCTTTGGGAGCTTTGGCCGCAGTGTAAAGGGCTGCCCTGCTACGCATCATGATATTAAAGCTGAACAGCTTACCGAGGATACCGTTCTGCGCATCGGCGGAAGCGAGGAACGCCGTGTTCTCGTTCTCCGTCAGGCTATTCAACAGCTGGGAGTACATCTGCGCATCCAGCAGCAAATAACGCCCCTCCTGCGGAATATCATTATTATTGAACTTGGTCATCAAGCCCAACACGTCTGCCTTGCAGATACCTTTACGTTTGCCGGTAGCCTTATCCGTGTAGGCATCGATCTCCGTACCGGTAGTTTCAATGCACTGTGCGGCGGCAGGACTCCAGTTGAAAACGAAATCGAGTGCCACATCATCCTGCAGTTTGAGTTTATCCTGACGCAGGACGGACTCCCGTTTGTCATAGCTGAGTTCCACCGTGTCGGCGTTAGGGATAAGTACCGGATCAGTGGTGTATTCATCCAGCGGGAACGTCACATCGATATCCGTTCTTTTGGTTACCATAGCCGGGAGGCTGGTTCGGTTTTTCTTGGTTCCGGATGCTGCACCGGCATTCGGGATGTGAACAATCTTGCCGTTGTTCACGTACTCATCGGCGTTGAACGCCTTGCTCAGGAAGCTATTGGAGGCAAATAAACCCTCCACGATAGCCGCCATCCAAATTTCTTTCTGAATTGCCATTTCTATTCTTGCTTTAATGGTTAATAATTACAGATTCGGTTCGATACCGAAACGCTCTTTAAACTTGGACTTATACAAGTCCGGAGCGGCATCTTTCAGCTCAACGAGCTTACCGGCTTTATCCAGCTCGTTCCATGATTTGTCTTTCCAATCACCGAGTGTTACACCGGATCCTTTATCCGTGTTGATTTGACCGGCCACGTTTGCACGGCACGGGATAGCTGCCAGCATAGCCTTTGTTCCCTCGAAATCCTTATCGAAAAGGTTCAGCAGGTTCTCACGGCCTTTCGCATCATAGCGTCCGTCTTTAATGGCCGCATCGGTCAGGGAAACCGCCTCCCGCTTTTGGGATTCCTTTTTGGCCTCGTTCATTTTATCCACTGCGGCGGCCAGCGTCTTGTTTTCTTTTTCCAAGCGGTCGGCATTGGCAATGATTCCCTGAATGGCGGTTACGATTTCCGCCTCGCTTGCAGAGTCCTGCAGCTTCAATACTCCTGTAAGTACGCTCATTTTTAATTGTTTTTTTGGGTTATTACTGTGATCTATCAACCGGATAAGATTACCCTTATCATTCAGGTCGATAATCTGTTTGCTCTCTCTGTCATAGAATACCAGCGCATTGTGATTGGCTCCGATTGTAACGACACTGCCCTCCCGAACCGTCCATCTCGTAACGGTAGGGAGTGTTTGTCCGGGGAGCATCAGGTCATAGGCATCGCTTTTTTCCTCCGGAGGCCACGCACCGATAGAGGCCATACGGATAAAGTCATTCTCAACTTTACGCTTTACCTCTGCGGCACGGGCATCTCCCTCATCGAACACGGCATCGGCTAAAATCTTACCTCCCTCAACACGTATATTTTCCCACCGGCCAATCGGCAGGGAGTAATCATCGTGATTCAGAAGCATCACGGGATTCTTTTTAAACTCCTCCAAATTGGCTCCGCTGGTGAGCATCCTAAACCCGTAGGTGTTCACCGACTCATCATGTAATACAAAGGTTAATTTGCCCATTTCGCTCGTTTGATTTTGTGACAAAATTCAGGGTAAAAAACGGGCTGTACAAATCGGCCTGTAACCGTTTCAACTTAAACTGCAGCCATTTCAGTTTAAACGTAAACCATTACAAACCAATTATTTTCACTCACCGCAAGGCTTTACCTTTGGGCTATAAAATGATATAGCTATGGCGGAAGAATTGAAAGCAAATCAACGGAAAGAATGGGCGAAATTGATGTATCTAAAAGAGAACATCACCCAGCAGGAAATTGCCGACCGGGTGGGTGTTTCCCGTGTCACGGTGAACAAATGGGTTAAGGAATGGGAGGGCTTAAAGCTCAACCTCCTGCAGACACGGGAGGAACGGATCAGCTCCACGCTCACGCAGCTGGACGAACTCGACCGCTCCATCGCAGGCAAAGAGGAGGGAAAACGGTATCCCTCAGCGGCGGAGGCCGATATACGGCGCAAACTGACGGCTGACCTTGAGGCGTTGGAACAGGATGCCTCCATCAGGGACATATACAATGTTTCCCGTGGGCTGCTCGATTGGCTCCGACAGCAGGATCTCGAAAGGGCAAAGGAGCTGAGTGATTATTTCGATGCGTATATAAAGGAGAAAATGAAATGGGTAAAATAGATGATATTCAAGCATACAAGGAGTGGACTGAATACCACCGTTCACTCAAAAGGGACAAAGCCGCCGACAACCTCTCGCCGGTGGAACGAAAAAAGAAGCTGGAAAAGCTGGAGGCGAACGTCATCGAGTGGATCCTGTTCTTTTTCTCGGAATTCGCAAAGTACCCCTTTACCAAATTCCATAAAAAGGCCATCAAACGCATCACCACGAATATGGAATGGTACGAGGTTCTATCGTGGTCACGTGAGCTGGCAAAATCCACCATCGTGTTCATGTGCATGATGTACCTCGTGCTGACCGGAAAGAAAAAGAACGTGCTACTCATCTCAAACAGTCACGAGAACGCCGTCCGGCTTTTGGAACCTTATAAAAAAGCCTTTGAGAGCAATTCCATGCTAAAGGCATATTATGGTGATTTGAGGGAGTTCGGGAGCTGGACGGCGGACGAATTCACGCTCACTACCGGGGCAACGTTCCGGGCTATCGGTGCGCTGGAGTCACCCCGTGGTACGAGAAAGGACGCTGTACGTCCGGACACGGCTCTCGTGGATGACTTCGATACGGATGCGGACTGCAGGAACCCGGACATCCTGAAAAAGAAATGGGAATGGTTCGAGGAGGCTCTGTTTCCAACCCGATCCATCAGCGAGGATTTGCTGGTGATATTCTGCGGAAACCTGATCGCTCTCGACTGCTGCGTGAAACGTGCCGGTGATAAAGCTGACCATTGGGATATCGTGAACATCCGGGACAAGGATGGCAAATCCAGCTGGCCGGAAAAGAACACGGAGGAACGCATTAACCGCATTCAGTCCAAAATCAGCACAAAGGCGTTCCAGCAAGAATACATGAACAACCCGCTCTCCGAGGGTGACACGTTCAAAGAAATGGTATGGGGCAAATGCCCGCCACTCTCAAAGCTGCAGTTTGCCGTTGTTTACGGGGATCCGGCTCCGTCCAACTCAAAGAACAAGGCCACCTCTTTCAAAGCCTGTTTCCTTATCGGGTATTATGACGGTAAATTCTACGTTTACACCGGTTATCTTGACCATGTGGTAAACGAGGAGTACGTGAACTGGTATTATTATCTTCGGGATTACGTGGGGCAAAAAACGCAGGTATATAATTACATCGAAAATAACAAGCTGCAGGATCCTTTCTATGAACAGGTGTTCGTTCCGCTATTTAGCGAGAAAGGAAAACAACTCGGATTTATCGGGATCATACCGGATACCCGGAAGAAACCGGAAAAGTTTGACCGTATCGAGGGAAACCTTGAGCCGATCAACCGGCGAGGACAACTCATCCTCAACATTGACGAAAAGGATAATCCGCACATGAAAAGGCTGGAGGAGCAGTTCCTGCTCATCAACCGAGCTATGAAATCACCCGCTGACGGCGTGGACTGCATCGAGGGTGGCGTGTGGATCATCAACCAAAAGATAAGCACGCTCTCGGCTGGATCCTACACCGTGGGCGCACGTGTAACCAATAAAAAGAGATTTTAATCATGGCATTTATCACACCCAAAGAATTGGAAACGCACCTCTATAAAGAGAATATAGAGGCTATCAGCAGGGAGGATGAAACAATCCTCACGGCAGCCATAGACGCTGCCCTGCAGGAAGCATACGGATATCTTGGTGCGTATGACCGCAAAAAGATTTTCGAGGCCACAGGGAGCCAAAGAAACGCCCTCCTACTCATTTTTGTAAAGGACATAGCCGTGTGGCATTTCGTGAACCTATGCAATGCCGGTACTGACCTGCAGCTCCGGCAGGATAGGTACGAGCGTGCCGTGGCATGGCTCCGGCAAGTGCAGAAATCAGACGTTAAACCTGACCTCCCCATTATAGACGAGGACGGTGACGGGAAACCGGATACTGCAGGTGAATATATCTACGGGAGCAATCCCAAGCGTAATCAACATTTTTAATATATGACTATGGCGAACAAGAAAAAAAAGACGGCCACGACAAATGCCGGGGCAAAATCAAAGGAGCAGCTGGTCATCCATCAGATCGTAGTCAAGGCTCCCCAGCGGAAAGTGTATGACGTGGGGAATTGGCGGACGGCTCTCTCCTCTGCAGACAATGGACGAACAAAGCAGCTGTATGACCTGCTCGATGATATCATGATTGACGGCGTTTTGAGCGATGCCGTTCAAAAGCGCATCGATGCGGTCACGAACTCGGAGCTTACTTTCCAAAATGCGGCTGGGGAGGAAGTGGAGGAGATCGCAGACCTGATGGACACCACCGCATGGGAGGATCTGCTGACTGAAATCCTGAAAAAGAAAATATACGGGCGTTCAGGCATTGAAATGACCTTTAATGACGGTTTCAACGTGGAACCGATTCCGGCAAAGCATATCAACCTGAAAAACCGCACAATCCTCCGGCAGGACACGGACGAAATAGGCATACCATACGAGGGAGATTCACAGCTGCTCATTCTCGGCAAAGACCGGGATTTCGGTTTGTTACTCAAGGCGGCTCCCTATGCCATCTACAAACGTGGAGGCTTTGGGGATTGGTCACAATGGATCGAACTTTTCGGGATGCCCCAGCGCATCGGTAAATACAACACGTATGATCCGGAGAGCCGCAAGCTGCTGGAGGAGGCTTTCGATAAAGCCGGATCCGCACCGTATGTGGTCATCCCAAAAGAGGCGGACGTGGAAACCAAAGAGGGCGGAACGGGTTCAGGATCCTCGTACAACGAATTCAGGCAAGCGAATAACGAGGAGATGCTGATCACCATCCTCGGACAAACCATGACCACTATACAGGGAGAGAAAGGCGCACGTTCATTGGGTGAGGTTCACAAGGAGGTAGAGGAGGGAAAGAATAAATCTGACCTCCGGTACGTGCAGCGTGTCCTCAACCAAAAGGTACTCCCCATGCTGGAGGCGAGAGGGTATCCCGTTGCTGGCGGAAAGTTCATTTTCCCCAAAGCGGCGGAGCAGCTCTCCGTTGCCGAGGTGGTGCAGCTCTCCGACATCATGGATATCCCGCAGAGCTACCTGCATGAAAAATATTCGATTCCCGTGCCTAAAGATGGGGAGCCGGTCGCAAAACGTGCCTCCTCTCAGGCCGCTCAGTTCGATATAGGAGAGGATTCGGAGGAGGATACAATCAGTAATGCAGACCGTAATTTCTTTATGCGCTTATGGGATTTTTTCGTGCAAGCCCCGCAGGTCGGGGCATCCATTGGAAAAGCCCCCATCAGGCTGAGTGATAACGCTCCGATGGCGGAAAGGCTGGCCGCAAGGATTGCAAACGGCGAAACCGGGAAGTTCGATGCGGAGTTGTTCTCCTTTATTGCTACCGACTTTTTGAACGGCGTTCAAACGGCGTTCAAACGTTCAATGAACCATGCGGACGTGAGGTTCGCTTACGGGCTGCAGGATGACGCTTTCATTACTGCTTTGGAGATGAACCTGTTTCATTTTTCCGCCGGTAAGACGTTGGCGGAGATTCAGGAGCTGAACAAGGCGTTCAGGGAGAGCGGCAATTTTCAGGACTTCTCCAAAAAGGCGGAGCAGATCTGCGGCACGTTCAATAAAACGTGGCAAAAGACGGAATACGAAACGGCGGTACTGACGGCGGAGTCCGCCAGTAATTACCACCGGCTCATGGGAAAAACAAAACTGTTCCCTTATTGGAAGTATGTCACCGCCGGTGATGAAAAGGTAAGGGAGGAACACCGGAAGCTGGACGGGGTGATATTACCGGCCAACGATCCACGGTGGAAAAAGATATTCCCGCCTAATGGCTGGAAATGTCGCTGCAGGGTGGTTCCGCTCATGAAACACGAGGCCGAGGGTATAGACATCAACGCCATGCGTGCCATTGTCGATGAATACCTCGGAACGGGTGAATGGAAAATGAACGAGGCTCAGGGCTGGGATTCAAACCGGGGAGAAACGGCTGAGGTGTTTTCCAAGAACCAGCATTATATCCGCAAGTTTCCCGATAAAGCCGCCTCCTTGCTGGGTGACCTGCATTATAATGATTACGGGCTGGAGTCCTTTGGAAAGAAAGCGGCG